CTTTGGGCTCACCCTCCGGGCGCGTCGAGTCCCCGAAAGCGAAGGGTTTCGTCACTGATGACGACAGACAGCTGCTCACATGGGTGAGTGAGCTGGTGTTCGCCGCTTGGTCCCCCGCGCCTCTCGCAATCTCGAAGCCCTCGTCAACCGGCATTCCCACCTTCACCCGCGATCCGATCGCTAAGGTCGCGAAATTCAGGAAAGCGCGCGCTGTGTGGCGTGATTGGGTGGCCGCGGCTCGTTCCAACAACCGCGCCACTCTCGAGCGCCTTGGTGCCGACCACGACATGGTGCTATGTTACGCGATTGCCAGGCGCATGCAGGTCGACAAGGTCACAAGGGAGGGCAACCACTTCTCCACTAAGGAGCGAGAAGTGTTCGATCACAGAGGTGTGCGTCGAGTGGCTGATAAGAGCACTGAGTGGCCCGACTTCTTCACCAAGCGCGATCGACTGGCGTACGCCTTTCCGGGTGACTTCAACTACCTGATAGCGGCGGTGTTCGCCTGTTTTCGCTGGGTGATGTCTGACCGCTTCAGCTTCACGTGGAAGCACACGATTCCGCAAATCATGGTTCAGAAGATCAATCGATTCGCGCTCGGTTTCTCCATCGATGTGAAGAACTTCGATCAAAACCAGCGCCTTTTCATGATCGACGAGGTCTGGCGCGCAGCACCCGCCTTCAATGACGACTTCCGACTGTTACTTCACCTGGCGGCCCGCGCGCCCTCACTGGTGACGAACGACTACATCGGCGGCCGTGGTCATCGCATCCTTGGAGACGTTTTCGACGTTAACTCCTTCGTCAACGAGTACGGCAATCCATCGGGTTGGGCCCCCAATGACATGGTCAATAAAGTCATAGGCGCCTGGTTGATGCTCATAATCTTCCGAGATTTGGGCATTGTGCGCTTTCGCACCCGAGAGGACGTAGCGGGGTTTCTCCGCGGCGATCACCCCTCCGCCGGATTACTGAACATGGGCGATGACAATGTGCCGCTTTTGGCGCGGAAGGAGGACTTGGCAGCCATGCACCGCTACGTTGCCGATGACGCTCATCCGTACTTCTCACTGGAGGTTGAGTCCGGTATGAAGTTCTTAGGGCGCGTGTTCGCGAGAGCGGGCGACCAGGTGCTGTCTCTGCCTAATCTTAACTCCTACGTCTACAACTTCCTCAACCCGGAGCGAGGTTTCGACTCACCCCACAGACCGGAAGCCGCGTTCGGCTACGACGTTCGCAAACTAAACTACATGGACCACCCCTCCTTCCGCTTCATCGATGAGGCGGTGAACGCGACCTGGCGCTCCACGTTCGGGGAGACGCTGGACAACGTGGTCGCCCGGCACCAACGCAAGGCGCCTCAACGCGCCGGCATCAGTGCCGCCGATCTGGTGTTCATCACCAACCCCGACTCCATCCATTACAAACTCGAGGCGAAGCAGGTCGACCCTGCGTTGCTGGACCTCGTGTACGCGACGATCGACGAAAGGGAAGTGGGCGTCACGGTCGCGCAGTGTCTAACCATTCCTCCGGAAAGGATGATGTAACCATGGAGAAGAAGAAGAAGTTCGCTCTGTCACATCAAGGACGTCTGCTTGGCGCGGACGGCCCTCTACTCGACGCGGAGGGCGAACCCGTCGCCTTCGCATCCTCCCTCTTCTACGACACTGACGCCGACTTGGCCACGCCACGAGCTCTCCACCTCGCCGCGCTCAAATCCGTCACTGCGGCTCAACGGCGCGCCGCCACTCAGGCGGAGCCCACGTTCACATGGGAGGCCCTCACCTTTCCAGCTGGTGCCGTCGTCATACTGGCGACCGCTCAGAAGGGCAAGTCCACGCTGATGCGCAGCGTTGGCCCCTCAGCGTATGTCGAGTATGGTGAGCCGACCGCCACGTCGCTTCCCCATGATCCCACGCTCTTCTCTCGCGTGGTTAATCAGTTGTGCACCTCCGACAGCGAGGTGGTCGCGATTGACTCGCTGAAGGCGTTCCTCCTCACTCTCAGCAGCAACCTGGGCCCTGGTGGTCTGTCAAAGAGCGCTCTCCTTGTTGTGGAGGATCTCTCCCGAGCCTTCGCTCAGATCGGTCGTCTTCTGATCGTGTCGATCAATCCG